TTTCTAAAATCAAATTCTAATTCACCACCTTTATATTCTGAACCATCTGTTAACTGACAAGTCATAGATAGTTTTCTAATCTTACCGTGATCTGGTGCATTTACATTATTTCGTTTATAAGGTTTATCCCAACTATCACAATGCCAATCATAATATTGATTTAGTTTATATTTTGTAAATTGACAAGATTCACTTCTTTCCCAATCAAAGTTCCAACCTGCATTTCTGTTTGCTTGATGTACATAAGGGTGTAATTCTTTATAAATCCAAGAATCATTTAACCATACTAAATCAGACTTTCTTTTTTTCTGTATATTTTTTACATCTTCTTTTGATAATTCTTTTTTATCATAACCACCAGTTCTAGCTATTGATTCTTTCTGTTGCAATGCATACTGTATAACATCGTCACAAAATCTAGGTGTTAACACACCAGTAAAATACCAGTAATAATTAGATATATTCATATGTTATAGTTTGCACAAAGTTTAAATTATTTTTTTGATTATTCGTTAAGTAATACATACAAGTTGATGGAAACATTATAAATTTATTATTTTTTAATGATATATCCCAGCTTCTACCTTTACGCCTGTTATCTTCATAATGTATTCGAACCATACAATCTTTTACGTTTATACCATAAAGAAACGTATAATCAGGTGAGTTCCTTAAATCTACAGGATCTATATTTAATAACGGAATTGTAATTTCTTGAGGCTTATACATATTGCCCCAAGTTTCTTTATTAATTAAATTGATACCATACTCTAGATTAATATGATCTCTCATATAGGTATTCAACATATCCCAAGTTCTTGAGAATGGCAAAGGTGAGTTTGTAACTTGTGATTTTAAAATGTCGTTTTGTAATTTATTTCGATCAAGGTCCCAATCTTTGGGCATCGCCACATCACCATAATATAACGCTATTTCAGATAATACATTCTTTTGCATACCACCACTTATACATAAGTTGTTGTTTTATTCTATAGAATTATTCAAATCCCAAGACTGTCCTGATTCATTCCAAATATAAGACCAACTATGTGTACCAGCTTCATTTTGTGATTCTTGTTCTGCAGTCAATGCAGGGGCATCACCAATTGGTGATTTCCAATTAGCTGTAGTTATATCTTTTACCCAAGAAGCAAATGGTTTTTTGGGCCAAAAGATTTGATTATCTTCATCCCATTCATAACCTACACCTGCATAGTTACCTCTAAATGCTTTAGAGTCATCGCCTGAATTATGTTTGTTACCTATTGTATTATAAGATGTCTGTATCCACATTTGTGAAGGCCAATTATTGTGTCTTTCTAAATATTGTTGACCTACTGTTTCATCTTCAACACCATCAGCATTTAACATATCTTTGTTATCAAGAGTTAATACTTGAATAACTTTACTGTTAGCTCCTAGTTTTGCAAAATGTGCCATAATTAACTCCTATTATATATTAATCTTAATTATCATTCAACCTACTGAAATCTGTACCTTATCATTACTATTCCTGAACCACCACCATTAGCTGGACTTGGAGTTCCTGCAGAACCACCACCTCCACCACCAGTGTTTGTTGCCCCAGCACCTCCTTGAGACGCAGGTGCACCAGAACCTGAATTTCCACCTGCAGCACCACCACCATCTCCGCCTAAACCACCAGTTCCTGGAGGACCATTATCAATACCACCTCCGCCTCCACCACCTCCGGCAAAATATCTTGTGTTTGAGACAGGACCAGTTGTACCATAACTTGGGGCTGTTGGCCCTATAAAAGAATTTGAAATAAAAGAACCTGCTCCTCCAACTCCACCAATGTTGTGAGCTGGATTAGTTGAACCTGCTGCACCTGCTCCACCGCCGCCTGATGCTGCGAATTGAGGACCACCGCCTGTAGGATTTCCTCCTGCATTACCTTGAGATGGAGTTACTGGAGGTGTATTTCCTGCACCTCCGCAGGATACATAACCACCACCTCCTCCAGAACCTCCTGTTGCACCAGGTTGTGTTGGTGTAGCTCCACCTGCACCTCCTGCTGTGCTTGTTATTGTTGAAAAAACTGAAGGGTTACCATTATTTCCTGCGTTATTTCCAGGAGGGGCTGTTGCTGCTCCACCACCAACAGTAATTGGAAAAGAAGCTACAGTTGCTGTTAAACCTGATGGATTTGCTAAAGGTGACATCGTTGGTGCAGGTAGACCAATAGAATTTGCTAATCTAAAACCTCCTGCTCCTCCTCCACCAGTTCCTGAACCTGATCCTGCAGGAGCAGATGATCCACCACTTCCACCTCCTGCAACTACTAAATAATCTAATTTATTATTTGGAGAACTGCTTGAAATTTGTGAAATGGAAAATGTCCCTGGACCTGTAAATATATGTGTTCTATGAGTACCACAATCAGCAGTGGTTCCGCCTGTGGCTACTATAAAACTTGCACCAGCCAAAATTGAACTGTCATCTTGAGTTGCTAACCATCCTTGTGTTCCATCTACATAAACTAAAACAATAGAAGCACCATCAGTATCTATTACTGGGTTAATGGCACTACCACCATTAATAGGTTCACCATTTCTATTAATTGTTAAATTAGCTGTTGCAAAATTTAAATTATAATCTTTTACAGCAACAATGTCTCCAGCACTTGGTGATGCTGGTAATGTCATTGCAACTGCTCCTGAAGCTGCTGTATCTACAAAATATCCTTCACCATTAGCAGCTGTAAAATCTGTTGTTTTTTTAGTTGTTTGCCAATTTACAGTTCCTGACCTACCGAAACCTGTTTGTGTTCCGTTGTTCGTGATTGTTGCACCAGCAGGAATTGTAATAGTGTCACCACTATCTCCTAACTGAACTGTGCCACAATTTGTTCTTGGACTTATTTTATTTACTTTTACTTCACTCATAATTTACCTATTGATATTGATACCTTATTACTACAATTCCGCTACCACCAGCTCCACCAGCTCCACCACCTGGATTTTTATCAGATGCGCCACCTCCACCACCACCGGTGTTAGCTGTTCCATTACTAGCACTAACACAACTTGGATTTTTACCATCTGCTCCACCACCTAAACCACCAGAACCTGTTGTTCCTGGACTTGGAAAGTTAGCGTTACCGTTTCCACCACCGCCACCACCTGAAAAATATTGTACGCAAGACGAACATTCACCATTACTAGAACCAAAACCTGTTATACCTGCTCCAGCTCCACCATTTCCACCGTTTGTACTTCCTGCTGCTCCCGCTGCAATTGCTCCTCCACCACCAGCAGCTGAAGATCCTCCGCCTTCTCCACCATTGGTGCCTTGTGCTGGACTGACTGAAGGTGTGTTTCCTGTTCCTCCAGCTGATGGACCATTATCTCCGCCACCACCAGAACCACCTGGTTGTCCACCTCTAAGTGGTGCACTTGGATCAGTAGGATCTCCTCTTCCTCCTCTACCACCACCTGCTGCAGTGATAGTTGAAAAAGTTGAATTTACTCCTGGAGCCCACCCAGTAGGAGCAGATCCAGCTGGACCACCACCTCCAACCGCAATTGGAAAAGAAGTTGCTGTTACTGTTATACCTGCTGGTGCATTTAAAGGAGAACCTGGATTACCTGATTGAGGATTAGTAGAAGGATTAGCAAAATATCTAAATCCACCTGCACCACCTCCACCAGAAATACCATCACCTCCATTAGTTGCTGGAGCTGCACCTCCACCTGCTACAACTAAATAATCTACAACATTTTTTGCAGAACACGATGATACAGAAGAAACTGAAAAAGTTCCTGGACCTGTGAATGTATGAATTTTGTAGTTTCCACAAGTTGACTCTGTTCCACCTGTAGCTGTTAAAAAACTACCTCCTACGGTTGCAAAAGTATTATCTTGTACAGATCTCCAACCAATTGTTGAATCTATATAAACTAAAGTTAACCCTTGTCCTTCAGTGTCTAATGTAAGGGTCTCACCTGCAGCTCCACCATTAATTTTTTCAGAGCCATTTGGGTCAACAGTTAAAGCATTACTATCAAAAGTATTTTTATAATCTTGTATAGAAACAATAGCTCCAGCACTTCCAGCTGGTAAATCTACTTCAAAACCTCCACTAGATGTATCACAAAAAAATCCTTGTCCGCTAACAGCTGTAAATGTGGCTGTTTTAATTGATCCTGTTTGCCAGTCTACGGTTCCAGTTCTACCAAAACCTGTCTGTGTACCATTGTTTGTAATAGTTACGCCTGAGGGTATATTAACTGTATCCCCTGAAGTACCTAATGTTAACGTTGTTCCACTTTGTGGATCTACCTGATCTACTTCTATTTTTGACATTAAACTACTACTACCGTTCCTGTTATTGTTTGAGTTCCAGTTACTGTAACTGGTCCCGCTAATACTGCATTACTAATTGTTTGATCATCAGACAAAGTTGCTGAATGATTAAAAGCATAAGTTGAAGCCGTCATACTTGCAGATGGTGCTCTAGATGCAGGATAAGTACAAAAAACATTTTTTGTTCCTGCAGAAAAATCTACTTTACTATCAGAATTTGACGAGGAGATAACCGTATCTCTGGATAAAGTATCTGGACTTGCATCAGTAACTGTACCAACACCTACTTCAAATTCAGCTTGTCCAGGTAATTCTATAGCATAGAACGTTTTATTAGTTGTACCAATACCAGCTACAAAACTTTCAAAGCCAGTTTCAGCACCAGCTAAAGAAATAGTTCCTGTGCCTGTAGTAGTGGTAGTTTCTTTTACCCTGTCATTTAATACAAATGCCATTTACTACTCCAAAAATATTACG